ATGTTATTCATATGTTTTTCATATGTTTAACATATCTTTTTTTAATTCCTTGATTTTCCCTTGCTTTTCAACAAATCTTGATTTTTTAAATGGCTATTTTTTAATTTTATATTTTTAAGCAAAATTAAATTTTTTTGCAAAAAAAGCACAAAAAAACAACCATTTAAGGCTGCTTATAGTAAATATAAATAGGAATTGAACCTATTACAACTAGTTTTAAACGTTAGCACACCAACTATATATTTACTTTGTATCTTTAATAGATACTATACTAATGATATAAAGGTTTCTAAATTAAACATCACGCTCAGTTTAATTCGTTGCGTTAGACCAAGTGTTTCAATTAACCTTTAACTCGGTGTTATTGTTTATATATCATCAGTACACTACCTGTTAAAGGTAATGTTAACAATAGTTAAGGTGCGGCAACACCCTATTGTTAAATAAACAAGCAATAAGTTTTACAAAAACTTATTAGTGCCTTATAGACACCATATCAAGTAAATATAGTTTCTGGTGCAAGGATACCCTTGATAATCGTTTCCTTTAAATACAAATCGTTTCCCACACTAGATATTGTGTACTTAAATATCTTTACTTGTATTATTATTCACTAATCTGCAGTTCGTGAAATTATCAATGTACCGATTATATTTACTCAATATGCTGACTATAAAAGCCTATTAGCAATTTGTTCTTTATATGTAGCCCACCTTAAATTAGAAACTTCATTATTTAATTTATTTCTATCAATATGGTCTACCGTTGGTTTGTTATTAAAATTAGGTATAAATGCTTTTGCCACTAATCTATGTATATAAAAATATTTATTTTTACCATTTTTGCATAAAGGAAGCCTATAATATCCTTTGCCTCCTAATGATGGTACTTTTATAATTTCTTTATAATTTCTTCCTTTAATGTTTTTGTTTAAAGATTTCACTCTTCCTAAATTACTAACTTGATATAGTCCCTCATAGTTGGGTATATCTTTCCATACTTCATTTTCCATTTTAATACCTCCCGTAATAAAGTATTAGTGAAGGAGGCGATTACGGCACCTCTTCACATTTTAATTATATCACATTAATTTATTTTTTGCAATTTATTTATTGTATTTTGCAACCCAAGTTTTATCATAATCAACTTCTAAACCTTTGCTTTTAGAATACTGCCTATACTTCATTTGACTATTCCTTAATTCTTTTTTCTTTTTGCTCAATATATCGGTATTATTAGTTCCTTTTAATGATAAAATTTCTTTCTTTTTGTTTCTAACAACTCTTGCATAATAATTTTGTTCTTGCCGTTCATTATAATTTTTTGTTATTTCTTGAATAGTTCCATGTTCATTCCCAAATATAGTTTTTTGCTTTTTGTTGTCAAACTCAGGTCGCCAATCATAATTTACAATATGGTTGCAATTAAATTCTTCAGTAAGATATTCATACTTTTTAAATTCTTTTAAACTCATAACAACATCATCAATGGGATGATGGCTAGGACGACAGGTAGGGCTATGCCCTATAACGACGCAATTAGCCCCTATTTCATTGCCAACTTGCTTAGCAATATCATTAGCTGTTTGAGTTAAGCTTGTCATTAGATTGCGTTTAACAGCTACTTCAAGAGATGTATTTCTTCCTGCTCTGTCTTTTAAAGTTATACCTTTTTCAGCAAGTGCGTTTATAGTACTTTTCATTGCACTAGAATAATCAAAAGAACCACTGGCAACTTTGGTATATAAATCATCCACACCATTAATATAAGCCTCTTTACTAGCAAATGCTATGGACTTAGTCATGTTTTTTAGTTCTTTATCAGTTTGCCTGTAAATGCTATCAACTAGAGTTTGCACTTCTTGGCTTATTTCATAATCTAGCCCCTTAGCCTCGTAAGTATCTTTATAGCCTTTCATTTGCTCGTTTTGGATTTCATTAAATAATTGTAGTAATTGTTTCTTTCGCTCCCTAGAAAGCCCATTTGCCTTATTTAAAGCTTCATTAAATACTTCTTTGCCACCTTGCCTAGCAAGAACTCTCATTTGTGCTTTAGTAAATGAAGATATATTTTCATTTTGTTGTAATTTCTTAATTATTGATGATGTTAAGTCCTGGTTTAATTTGCTAAAAATTTCAACAACTTTGTTTTTTTCAAATTCACTCATTCTTTGTGGTGTTATCATTTAATCAACCCCTTAATCTCTAAAATTTTTAACAATTATTGCTATAAACCAAAATAATATAAATAGTCCTAATGATACCCAACCTATTATTGAAGATATAACTTGTATTTTAGCCCATAATTCTAACCAATTCATTTAATCACTCTCCCACCTTATAAGCCATTTGTTCAAATTGTTCTTTTGTTAATACTTTGTCTATTTGATAATCAACCAATGTAATAGTTTGCCCTTGTTTATTTTTAGAATAAGTAAATACATAATCTTTATATATTTTCCAACATTGATATATTTTACCATCTCTGCCTAAAATGATATCTTTTGATTTTATTAAATCAATTATGTTATAACTGGCTTTTTTTATATCTTCTATATTTGCAAAAGTTCCATTGCTTAAAGGGATACATAATAGTTTTCCTATATTTGTTGTATCATAATATTTGTATTGAGATATATAGCCATCTTTTGTTCGTACATACATATTTTCTTTAACTTCTAATTTCATTCTTTACCTCCTAGTTTTCGTAGAATACTTGCTTACCATATTCAACAACAACTTCGTGTTCTATTTTACAACCTCTTGTTTTTTCCCAACCCTTCATAAAATAGACCGCATCTACCTTACCAATAAATTCTATTGACTTCGACAAATAATAAATTGCTTCATCAATATCTTTTGGTGGTTTTTCATTGATTATAGTATCTATTACTTCATGCCCTTCTGATTTCAATTTTTTTACTAATTGTTCTCTTTCTTTTCTTATTTGTTCATTTGTTTTCCCTCTCATTGGTTGACTAATCATTATTTTCATTATCTATCTTCTCCTAACTTATAATGTTTGTTTATATTTAAACAACTCAATAGTTTTATTCTCTTTATGTGCGATTTTCTAAATCTTACCCCATTATCTCTTATATCATTACCTACAAAATAATAATTTTTCATATCTAATAATTTTGTTTTATTCATATAGTCATTAGTTGAATATAAATAACCTCTAAAGGTATCATTATCAAACAATACAACTTCTACCATTTTGTTTAGATATTTTTGTTCAAATTCATTTCTTTTCATCAGATACTCCTGTTATTTCTTTGTATTTTTGCAAAATTTCTTCGTAATTATCTAATTTATTTTTAAACATATTATAATCTTGATTTTTATCTCCTATGCTGTTCAATACACTTTTTACAGGTGATATTTTTTTATTTTCTAAATACTTTATAAACTCTTTTTGTTGGGTATAATATTTATCGTGAGTGTCATAAGCACCTTTAAAATACTCAATATTTCTTTCTTCGAGTTGCTTCTTCAATTCTTGATTTTCTTTTAATAAAGTTTGCATTGCATTTATATCTGTTTGGTTTAAATCTGCTTCATCTAGTTGCCATGCTTCTATTAATGTTTCTATTTGTTGTATACTTTCTTCAATATTCATTTACTCATCACTCCTCTACTTTCAACACTTCTAACATTTCATTATATTTTTTAAATAAATCAGCCAAACCCATACAACAGTTATTAAACGTTGACTTTTTTGTATAATAAAGTTCTATTAATTTAAAACATATTTCTTCTTTATTCATTACTATCCCTACCTTGCTCTAGTTCTTGCATTTTTCTTTCGACTTCCCAATGTGTTGTATGCTTTTGATTTTCAATTTCACTGTCTATCCATTCTTTTAACTCATTCCAATTATCTTTATAATTTTTATAGCTCAACAATTCGTATATATCGTATTCTTGAACATTCGTTATCTTAAAACCTCTACCATTTTCTTTATTAAGCCTTTTATATTCTTTATTTATCATTTTTAGTTGTTTATTTTCTTGTTGTAATTTATATATCTCATCTACAAACTGAGTTCTACCATAATCTTTAGTATCATCTAAAATACGTCCTTTAATGAATTGTTCTTTTACAAATTCTTCATTCTTTGATTGTTCTAAAATATTCATTCTGACACCTCTTTTAACCAATCTTCAAATTCTTTCAAGTAAGCATTATTTGTTGTTTCATCTTGTTCCAATATATTTTGCAAAGGGTTTAATATTTCACTAACTATATCTACAAATTGGTAAACTTCTGCCTCATTTCTGTATCTTTCATTATATTTTATAAGTTTAATTGCTTTATCAATAACTTCTTTTTGCTTTTTTGCTTGTTGCTCTAAATTGTCAATATATTCTAAAAGTAGTTCTCCATCTTTACTTGCCATTGTAATATTTCTTATTTTTCCTGGTCTATGTCCAGTTATTGCGAGTGCTAACTTATAATTATTTTCTCCTACTGTTTCTTTAATTTTTCCTATTAGTTTTGTTACTTGTTCTTTATCCATATTCTTATTTCTCCTCTTTAAAAATTTCTTTAATCGGTACAACCTTTCCATCATAAATATATTTGTATTCTTTTACTTGTTTTATTGTTCCATCTTCTAACTCACACACAGGACTTCCTTGCCCACCACGACCTATATTCTCAAATTTATATGAACAATTTTTAGCAATACCATTGTTATTATCTAAATCAATATATTCATAATGATATTTTGTTTGTGGGAAACAACTTATTATTAACCCTAAAATTATTAAACATATAAAAGCTAAGAAAATTGAACCTAGCCATTTTAATATAGTTATATACCATTTTTCTCCATAATAATCAAACATAATTATTTTCCCACCATTTCTATTTTGTAATTATCTTTAACCAATAATTCAAAGTCATTAAATATTTTTCCATATTTTTTATAATAGTGTACCTTCCAGCCATTGTCATCATCATTCCAATAGTCATCTGGTAAATCTATTAAATGTCTATTGTATAAATAGCCAATAACATTCATCAATGCATCTTTCATTACAATTTTGTTATCTTTATAAAGAATAACTTTTGTTGAACTATATATTTTCATAATCATTTCTCCTTTTTCATTTCTTTTAAAATATTTCTCATGTATTCTTCTATTAATGAAGATACACTTTTGTTAATCATTATTGCATACATCTTATATTCCTGATAAACTTTTCTATCAACATATAATGTAACTCTGTCTGCTCTATCTTTTTTCAATATGACACCTCCTAACCATAAATTCTAATATATTCTTCTCTTGCTTCTTTTGTACCTTTTTTGATACATTCTAGTATTTGTGAATACATACATACTGAATAACATTCAGTTTTATTTTCGTTCCAAAAATGATATATTGGGAATTCTAAATCGTATGATGTTTCTTTTTCATAATACCAAACCCCATATTCTTTGTTTACTCTTACTTTTTTCATTCTATTATCTCCCTTCAACTAATACTATCTTACCATAATTATTTAATTATGTCAAATATTTTTGAATATTTAAGTAAAACTTTTTTATTTTTTTATATGTTTCACGTGAAACATTGCTTGTTTTTATAATAAAAAAAGAAAGATTTTACTCTTCCTCACATAATTTTTTTTCAAGTTCTTTAAAAATGTATTCTTTTGGTTCTTCTAAATTTGAAACGTAAACTTCTGTTCCTGTTACAACAAGTACATTTTTCTTTTTAGAATTATTGTATTTTATTTCTAAGTTTGCTATTTCATAATCATTTGCCTTTTTTAAATAGTAAACATTATTCGACTGGTATATCATTATTAACCTCGCTTTCACTCACTTTTGCTGTTTCCAATGCTGTTAGTCTGTTATTTATGTCTATAAGTTCCTGTTTTAATGCCTTTTCATTTACTTGTAAGTTTTGAACTGTTTTAGTAAAATTTCTATAATATTTTGCATTAATTTGTGGTAGTAAATCACTATCAGTAAATATGTTGGTTACTTCGTTATAAGATAAAGGCATATCTACTATTCCTAAATCGACTTCGTATGGTTTTTCTAACGCATAATAAACTTCTGTATTATGAGTTGATAGCCAATTGTTGAACCCATTATTCGAAACTTCCTCGAGTCTTGATTGTGAAATCTTTATTTGCAATAGATTATTACTTGAACCACCGGTAGAGATATTTTCAGAATTACTTGCCCAACCATTAGATAAATAAGTAAATTTATCAGAAATCATTGTTGAGCCTGATTTGATAACAGCTCCTATATTAAATTGCGCAACGAATTTATCATCATTAATTACTTTTGAATAACTAATTGGTTGAGTTCCGTTTAAAACAACCTTACTTATCCTATTATTCAATACTAAATGATGTTTTCCGTCCTCTCTATAAACTACTTTTAGCGTATCTTTATAAGTGCCATCAATTTTACCTATAAATTCTCCTTCTGGAAGTTTGGCTGTTATTTGAGAATAAAGGTGGTCGACGTAGGAAGTAACGGTTGTGCCTTGTTCTATTTGAATATTGCCAGTAGTAAATAAAGTATAATCTATTTGAAAGCATCTTATTCTTATATACTTACTTTTTTTAACTGGTGTAAAGGGCGTATTGTAGTTTAATTGCGTAGTTATAAAGTTATAATTCTTGTCATAGTAAGATATTGCGACTTGCTTGATAACATTATTAATGCTAAAAATATATTGTTTGTTTTCCTCAACAGGAATGTAATTTACACCTCTTGCAATTGTTGTTGAATTAATATTTTCACCGGTTTGACCATCTATTGAACCATCTTCGACTATTCCATCAAACAAATTCTTATTGCAACTTGTTAATTTAAGGCTATCTGTTATTGTTTTAATTTCTTGCGGATAATCAGGTGAAGGTGTTGCTTGCCCTTCTGTATATGGCTCATATTCTGTGGCTGTTGAGCCTTTTTCAAGTTGGAATTTAACTATAACATTGTTTAGGGTTACACCACTTTCAATATTTATTTGAGGCCTTACATTGTCAAAAGAACCTGTAGCACTAAAAGTCTTGTCAGACTTAGTATCCCAAAAAAACAGTTCTGCACTGCCATGATATAAACTATATCCTAAATTGTTATAAGTGTTTGCACTAAACGTATAATTCCCGTCTAAAGATAATGATATAAAATCCTTATAAAATGGAGATAAGTACGTTTTCGCAGTAGTAGTTCCATTCAAAATAACAGTTCCGTCATTATTATTTGTGCAAGTAATACCATTAACAGTCTTTGATTGAACTTTATTAGGTAATAAATTTTTACCAGTTGTAGTTTGTTGTTCGCAAACACCATCGACACTAAGCTCTTGTAATTCTGCCCAAGCACTATCTTGAACATTGATAAAACTGTCGCTTGCTGTTCCTGTTTCAAGAATATCATTTTTAACTCGTTCTAATTCGTTTCTTGTTTTTTTAGCCCTGTTGTCTACTTCATCTAGTTGTTCTTTTGTAACTTCGCCATTCGTAACATCAAAAGTTGTTTGAGTTCCGTCAGTATAATGGATAGCATAAGTATCTACGTTTTCTACTGTTGATACTTTTTCGATGTTTTGAATTCCGTTTCCTGTATCACCCTTATCCCCTTTGTCGCCTTTTAATTCAACAAATTGATAAGTCGTTTCTTTAGAATTTTTAACGCCTAGTTTAGTATCATCCCATTTGTAATTAAAATCAGCACCGTCAAACTCGCCATTGTCAACTTGCGTTTTTAAGTTGCTTATGTATTCTTCCCTTGCGTTTTCATTAGTTTTACGTTCTTCTTCGGCTTTTTTTCTAGCAAGTTCATTCTTTATTCTATCTTGCTCGTTTGTCTCTCTAACAGTCTCATTTTCTTGCCTAACGGTTTCATTTTGCTGTCTAGTGGTTTCTTGATTTTGCCTGATTTCTTCATCTTTAGTAACTTGTTCATTTAATTCAGTTACTTTTTGAATTAATCCATCTAAAATTACAACTTTAGGCTCGTCTGGTTTAATATCATCATCGCAAACAATAGCATTTTCAATATAAATTTTCAAAATTGATGTTCTAGCCACAATTTCATCTTCATTTTCAATTTTAAAAAAAGCAATAGACATTTCTAATTCATTATATTGTGTCATATCTCTTGTTAAAGTCAATGTGTTATCTGTTATGTTGTCAAAGCTTTTTGCAAAAGTCTTGTCATTAGCTTTAAAACAAGCTTTTCTACCAAAGTCTTTATATTCTTCAGGTATTTCAAATTGTAATTTCTCAATTTTATTTTCTTCTAAGTATCCGACAACCAAACATGATACATTTAATTTCCTACCATCTTCAATTTTAATTATCTTCATCTTCTACCTCCAATTTTGAACTTGTTAAACTATCTTCTTCATTGATTAAAGCAAGTTCTTTCTTTGCTTCTTCTTCACTCATTCCATAGAATTTCATTAAATAACCTACTTTACTTCTTAGCCCCATAGACATTTCATTTCTATATTCTTCTTTTTGGTCTTCTTCACTATTTAAGAACCCATCTTTATCAATTAAATTAATTGTATCGTTTTCATCTACATTTTCATTAAAGAATAATCTTCCAATCATTAAAATACTTCTAACAATTCCAACAGTATATTTATTTAAAGCCGAACGGTGTTTTTTAGCATTTCCAACAAGGTCTTTATTATCTAATATAGCCTGTGTTGCTGTAACAACTCCACCCTGCTCAAACTTATAAAAAGCCTTTCCTAGTCCACCTTTGAAAGCAAGTATATTAAGCGCTAGGTTTAGCCCATTTTCATTGTCAGCTTCTCTTAAGTCTGGATTATGTTCATGAATTAATGTATCACTATTAACATCTGCATCATCACCGATAATTTGGAATTGTTGCTTAGTAATATCATCTGGATATATTGGAACTTCTTGAACTACAACTTCGCCTGTTTCTTCATCTGTATATGTTTGTGTATAATATTTCGTTAATTTCTTATTGTAAAATACTTTCTTACCACCTAAATAAAAGTCTTTCATAAAGTTGTTATAGACAATATCTACACCTTGCAATTGGTCTATTGCGTTTGCATAAACACTAATACCAAGCCCATTATTTTCTCTAATGTTGTTTACTATTCTGGGCATTAATAAATTGAATAAAGGCACTGTTGAACCAGTTTCATACTCTTTAACTACTCCTGCATTTTCAATTTCATTACCTTGCTCATCAATATATATGTTTTGTATATGGTATCCATCTTTTTTAAGTTCGTGAATTTCTATATAAAAAGCATTTTTGTTATTAATAACACTTTTTGAAACAAAAGCAACATCAATTATTACACCATCAATTATTTTCAAAGGTATTATTTGGCTAGCATTTACACTAACTAAATTCAAAGTAGTATTTTCATCAGCAACTATCTTTTTATTAACTATTTTAGCATTTTTAATTCTTGTAATAGTTCCACAAGTGCCACTCCAAAAAGCAGTTTCAATATTATCAGGTATTTTATCATTAAATTCTAACTTGCTTAACCATTTATCAATAAATACTTGATTTTGTTTGTTTTTACAAACTATCCCATCTCTTTCAGTATAAAGAATACTGCTCCAGTCCTCACATAGCCTTTTAGCCATGCCAAGTTTAAACAATTCTCTTTTATCACCATTTTGGTCATGGTATTCATGAAATTTTTTTACATAATTTTCATACCATTCTTTCCATAATTCAACATAACCATAATAGCTTGTACTAGGATTGTAACCTAGCGTTCCTAAATATTTAATTACAACATTATTACTATCCATTTTATCCTCCTAAATTTGTTTTTAATAATATTTTATACCAATTTTCAACACTGTAATTGTAAGCGTCCAAAGTATCTACATCAAAAGTCCTGTCATCAACGTATCGGTCATCATCAGCATTTGGGTCTTGTACTGCCTCTTGTAATGAAGTAACAATCCCCTCTGTGTTATTTTCAACAAACTTAATCTTACTTAACATCATAAGCATATTTATAGCATAAATACGGCTTGAAATAGGTGTCTTAATACTGTCTTTAATTGGTATGTGTAAATGTAACTCGTCAAGTGCCTCTTGTAAAGCACTTATAAGTATCTGCTCGGCACAATCAGCCCATATATAGTCTATGTGTCCATACTTCTCAATAATAAACAAAATATGCTCTTTAAATGCCTTTTTAAGCTGTTTTAATTTCTTATGAATATCATCTATAATTTCAGTCCTATCACTTCGCAAGACTGTTATTCCTGTATAACTTCGTGGGATAGAACTTGTTACGAATGAGTGAGCCGAACCATTTCCACCAAAATCCACTCCAGTAGAAATAATACCGCCACTACAACTAGGCACTAAAAAGTCTTTTTCTCGTTCTATTATTGGCGTGAATAAGAAACTCTCGTTTGCTACTCTTTTACCTAGAATATCTCGCTTGTACCAAATAGAAGTCTTGTCATAAGTACTTAACCTTTGTTTTAACTTTTCATTGCTAATAGACAAATTATCAAATATATTAAACTCTTCATAATTAAAGCCATAATTAGGGTTTTCTCTCTGCTGTTCTTCGTGAAAAGCCAAGTATTCAGTATAATACCAATGCTTTGGGCTTTTAGGGTTTAAATCATGAAATATCTTTCTATCATCACTTGATAAAGTTCTGTCTTCAACTTCTTTTAAAAATGATGGGTCACACTCGTTTGCTTCGGTAACATAAGCCATTCCGTAAGTATTACCTTTGATAGTCTTGTAAGAGTTAGCCTTGCCACCACCTGCAACTAATAAAATTTTTTCTTTTCCATCAGCGGTATTTATATAAATAGCGTCTCTGTTCTTATATTTTCCCTCTCGACATCGTCCAGCAAAATAATTAAGTATCCCATATCCATCACAATCAATTATATTAAGCCTTGCCGACGTGCTATCATATCCAGCAATCAAAAATAATTTGTTTGGGTGGTTTTCTAATGCTATGCAAAAGGCTAGCCCATTTGTAACATTCTTACCGCCACGCTTACCACCATGAGCAACATTAAACCAACTTGTTTGGCACTTTCTAATATAATTAGCTTGTTTTTCACAAAGAGGTGCTAATTGATTAAACATCTTTTTCGCTCCTATTTGATTTAGGGTTGTTTAATAAATTGGCAATGTTTGAAATGTTTTTGTTTATATTTTGTAAGTCTTCATCAGTTTTGACAACTTCGACTTTTTCTCTCCATTGCTCTTTTTTTCTATTTTTCAACCAAAATATTTGTGCTGTTGTATCTGGTGGAACATGAACTTCTTCTGTGATGTCAACGACATCTCCATTTTTAGTAACTTTTTGTTTATTAAGTGTTATTGTATATCCTAGTGCTTTTTTAAGTAAGGCATTTTCAACTTCAAAATCAATAACTTCTTTTCCTTTTTTTAAGGCGTCAAATATGTCAACTTCTTTTTTCTTCCATTCATACAAAGACGCTCTACTTATTCCTATATTTTTGGCTATTTGTTCATCAGTTAAGCCATCTCTTGCCCATCCTTCTAACAAGATTAACTTATCTTTTTTTAGCCACTCATTAATCTTGCCCAAAGCCATAATTAATCTTCCTTTTCTTCTTTTTTGAATAAAGGTTTGTCTTCTAAAATTTTCCCCTCAGCAACAAACCCTTTTGATAATAATTCTTCGTATCTAGCACGTTCAAGCGTAATTGGTTCATCTTTTTCATAAGTTTTAAAGTTATCTTTGCTGTCGTTAAAACCTTTTAAAACTGTCGTTTTCACTTTGTAATTTTTCATTTAATATCATCTCCTAATTTTAATATTTTCTTAATTTCTTCCAAAGAAATATCATCCCAAATATACTCCCAAAATAAATCTAATTTCCACGCTTTATAATTTTGAGAATAGAAATTGTTCTTATATTTCTTCAAAATTTCATTGTTTAATTTTATCACATTTTCTTTTTCTTTGCAAACAGCACTAACCAACATCTTAATATTCATAATTTGACCCTGCTTGTAACAAATTCCCGTTTAATAAGTAATTTGCCACTTTTTGTTATGTCATGGTCATGTTCTTTTTCAAAATAAATAAGTAAATCTTTTATTCTTTTTAAATTATCAATATCAATTTTTCTTTTTATATTTTCATCAATCATTTCGCTTGTAATTAAGCAAAATATTTCTGGGTCTATATTTTCTATGATATGCAAATAATTGTGGCTTGTATTCTGCCTTAAAATTGCTCCGTTCCAATATAAATATCCTTCACCAAGTCCAGCACCTTTGCAATGTCGTCTTGGAATGATTAAATGATGATAGGACAGGTCTTGTTTTCGATTAACCTTATAACCTAGAAAGTCATACCCCAATTTCATGATTTTAAAATCATTTACCATTATTTTTGTTATTTCTTTCATATATTGCCTCCCAAAATTCTTTTTTATAAGAACTCAATAAAACCAAAAAAAGAGCGACAAAAACCATAAAAGTTGTCGCTCCAATTGATAATATTAAATTTAATAAACCGCTCATATTATCACCTAGTTAGATTATATCATTTTTGAGATAATAAGTCAATTATCTTTGCCCCACATTCTGATTTTTTAGTAAAGATAAATTGGCAATTATAATCTTCTGTGTTGTTCTCTATTGTGTAAAGAATTTTCGCAAGAGTACTGCCTTTTGTCGCTTTGGGGGACTTTTTAAGTCGCCAATTGTACCAAGTGTATAAGTCGTTTATGCAAGTTACTTTTTCATCTTCAATAAGAATTATAAGCTTAGCCCCACACTTTTTAGCAAGTTGAAGTTCTCTTTTAAATCTTTCGTGGTCTTTTGTTACATCAATTATAAGTTCTTGAATATCTTTTTTAGTGTCTATCGCTATTTTACTATTTTCTGGTGTGGCATAATCACCATATGGTAGTTTCGTTCTTATAATTTCTATTTCTTGGCTTTCAAAGTATTCTTCTTTAAGTTTATGTTTTCCTTTTTGTTGCCTAGTGTCGCAAAATAAAATCATTTAATCAACCTCTTTTTCATAAATATTTCCTATTACTTCAATTCCATTTGGAGTTACTAGATGTACTTGGTCTTTGGTTTTGATAAATTCTGCAAACCAACCATATTGATATGTATTACTAATATATTTTTCTTTCCAATCTTTTGTTTTATATTTTCCATATTTTATGACAAATAATTCGTTTTCATCACTAAATCCGTTGCCTTTACAAATGTCACCTTCATAAATTTCTATACCATTTTTATCTTTTAATCCTGTGTATTGAGATATAATTCCATTATCACAATTAACCCATTCTTTCCTGCCATCTAACCAAACCACAGGGCAAGTATATTTTTTATCATCAGTATCATTTGTATTCCCTACCAAGCATTTATAATAAAATTGGTTATTTGCCCATATTCTAAATTTTATTTTTCTATTCATTTTTCATCACTCCTTTGGCATTTGATAAATTAATATTGGATTAGGTATTAAATCTAGTTCTTCGCCTAGTCCATTTACTTTTTTAGCAAATGCAAAATTTTTCATAGAGTTTTGTATTTCATCTAATATTTCAACGGCTCTTTCAATAGTTGAATATGAGCCTAATAGTTCAACAAATTCTCCACTATTTTCATATAATTCAGGTGTATAATTAGCAATTATTTGTTTGTTATTCTGATAATTAACACCTACTTGCCTTACTTTTACTAAATTCATTTTATCTTGGCTTCTAATCCATAATTCCATTCTCTATCAACCTTTCTATTTCCAATTTAATTCTTTTTTAAAATGTTCTATTAATCTGTCTATTTTATTGATATTACTGTGATAAACAATATTAGTACTTACAATTTGATTTTCTAAATCAAATATAATTCTTCCATTATCATTGCCTTCATCCTTTTCACCATCAGCAAATATAATTTTATTATTTTTTGCAAATATATAATTAAATCCAATATCTCTAAACATTATTATTGTACTTTTCATATCTTAATCATTCTCCTTTAAATTTTTAATTTCATCTATTAGTTCATTGATTTTAATAGCAAAAGCCTTGTCCATATTTCTTGCAGTCCATTCTCCATTTGGAAATCCTAATGTTTTTTCTCTAACAGTTATTTTTTCTATCTTCTTTGGCTCTTCAATTATTTCTACTTCACCTGTAAATATATCGCTTATATAATTATTTCCAATATAACTTGATAAATAAAACACTTCATTAGTTTCTTTTTCTATTCCTACATAATCTATGAAGCTATCTTTTATGTGATTTTCATACTCATATATTTCATTTCTAAATTTTATTTTTTTAGGTGCTTTACCATCTTTTACTAATCCTAATAATTCATATATTGTTATTTTCATTTTTAACATCTCCTTTTGCTTTTTGTATTATTTCCTTAATATCTTCAATGTCTCCATCAAATACAAATTTAGGTATTGCAAGCCCGTATATATGTAATTCACTTTCTCTTTTGTGATTTTCTATATATTTTTCAATTTCATATAATGCTTGCTCTAAAATATATGTTTTTTTGTAATGCTTTTCTAATAACGGTAAATAATATTTATCATACAATTCTTCCATATTTTCACATTTATCATATAATTCCTTTTTTTGTGTAATTACATTTATATTATTACTCATTTTATCAAATCCTTTCTTAAACTCTATTTTTAATCTCGTAAAACGACTTTTTAATATGTTCTAGTACAATTACACTCTAAACATACTTTTGCTCGTTACAACGAGCTTTTGACTATATTTTAATTTTGTTAATCTTTTTCTAAACAAATACTCACTTTCGTATCGTTCTTCCCAACTTTTGTCGGTTGTTCTATCATATATGTTTATAAAGTACATTTTAACACCTCATTTAAACATTATTTTTAAATTTCCAAATATATCCACCTGTACTTTTTCTTTTATTTTTACAACAGTTTGAAATATTAGATATACTTATTCTAGTTTCCTTTTCAATGTCTAACATACAATCCCATTCTTTTATAAAATTTCCATCTAAATCATATTGTAAAATTATTTTTCTAAATTTTGATTTTTTGCCATATAAATGGTGTTTATTTCCTTTATAATTTTTTGGTCCATGTGGAATACATAAATTATTTTTCCAAGCATGTATTGAATTTTCTTTATTAGTACACCATTCTAAATTTTCTACTCTATTATCTTGTTTGTTTCCATTAATATGGTTTACTTGTGGTTTGTTTTCTGGATTTTGTATAAATGTTTCTGCAACTAATCTATGTATTAAATATTTTTTATTATCTTTAAGACCTATTCTATAATAACCATGTTTTGTTATATAAGGATTTATTATTTTATTTTTATATATACTAAATATATCACCATAATCAGAAATATAATAATCATTTTCAAATTTTTGCAATGGTTTCCATATTTTATTTTTATTCATTTAATCACACCTTTATTGTAAATCTTTGTTTAGTCTTATCAAATATAACAGGTATTCTTACGTTCCTTTTGCCGCCACGACATTTTGGAATTAAGAAGCCTATTTCTTTAACATCAGCATTATCTTCTTTGTTTTCATCGTGTATAAGAATAATTGTGTCTGCTGTTTGCTCTATTTCTCCACTATCTTTTAAATCTTGCATTGTTGGAACATCACTCCCATTTCGATTTATTTGAGCTATTAAGAATATCGTGCAGTCATAATCTTTAGTAATATTATTTAGTTCCCTAACTGCCTCGCCAATTCTTTCTCTGTCATTTTGTCCCTGCTTACCAACTATGTAACCAGTGTAATCAATAAATACTATGCAATGCTCATCTCGTTGCTCTTTAATAATCTTATTTTTCATTGCATGAACTGTCTTACTACCATTAATAACCTCATATTTATAATTGTAAATTTTATTAGCCACTTCCATTATTTTTTGGTCTTGATATTCTGTTTGTGGTTTATTAATATCGGCAATCGGAATATTTGCCTCAATTCCTAACATTCTTTCATAAACTTCTTCTTCGGTCATTTCCATATTGAAATAAATACATTTATATTCTTTTGCTAAGTCACAGAACAAATTAAGTGCTAATGCCGATTTACCTTCACTTGGTCTTGCTCCAATAACATTGACAGTTTTCTTTTTTATTCTCAACTTTTCATTTAAAGCCCAGAACCTTGGGAATTTTATTATCTTTTCTCTATTTCTAATCATTCTAATCATTTCTTCTGGAGTTACTTTGTTATTTTGCTTAATAACCATAACTTCGTTTGAAATTTTATTAATGTTTTCTACAAGTTCATCAAGTTCAATTTGTTTATTGGAATATTTTTTTATCTCTTGCTTAATTAAATCATCTTTGTGTTGGTCGATTAATTTTTGTTGATATTCATAAAACATTGCTGGAGTTGGTAACAAATTAATTTTATCAAGAAAATATTCTATAAATTGATTTTTTTCATAATCAGTTTTTAATTCACTAACTATCAATGTTAAATCTAATTTTTTATATTTTTTATAAACTTCTTTTAAAAGCAATAGAACTCTTTTGTTGTATGTATTTTTGAAACAGTCTAAATCAATAAACAATTCTTCTATCAAACTATCTTTCAAAAACAAACAACACATTAAGTTACTCTCAATTTCATAATCATATTGTTTCATAGACTACACTCTCTTTTTTATTATCATTTTCTTTTTTTGGTGGATAAAACTCTCTATATCCATTTTTAATAGCTTTTTTTATAATTTGTTCTTGTTCTTTTTTGCTATATGGTTTTAAAAATAATATAAGTTCATCTATAACATTTTGATTATTAGGTATTCTTATACTTTTTCTATAATTAAAATATTCTAATAATAATTCTATTATATTATTTAATTTATTATTATTTATATATTCTAATATATTATTTTTATTTATATTTTCATTTTCATTTTCCATATGTTTAACATATGAAAAACATATGTTTTCAAAAGTTATCTTGTTTTTCCTATTTTCACTTCTTGATTTTGAGTAATTTCTTCTCTTATCAATTTCCTTTTGAAGCCTTATATTATAATACTTTCCATCATTATCTTTTATAAATTTATCAAAGATATCTTTATCATATCTTTTACATATGTTTAACATATCTTTTTCTGATAAATGCCCTTTTTGATGTTGTATGCACAATAATTTTATGTATTTTCCTAATTGAATATCACTCATAAACATCGTGCCAGTAAGAAAATCACTTGAATAAAATAAGAATGCTGGGTCTTTATTTTCATATTGTTCTTTGTTTGATTCTTCCATTTTTATTCTCCTTTCTTAATTGGTATTAATTTTATGCAATCTTTATACATTTCCATATAAAACTTATTGCCCCATTTATCAATTATTTGTTGTGGTATTCTTATTTTATTTGTTGTTGTTTCTGCGTTTTTTTGTAATCTTATAATTGGCTGTTCCATTTTTTCACCTCCTATCTTTAACATAATTAAAGTATAGCACCTATTTTGTACTATGTCAACACCTAAAAATATAAAAAAAGAACTTTTTTAAGTTCTTTAATTTTATTAAAATGGGAAATCGTTTTCACTAAATTCAACAGTATTCCCAAAGTCGCTAAATGGTTCATTATTTTTGCTATTAATATATTCCTCGTAATCTACGTAAGAATTATCAAGTTTTTTAACTTTAGGAATTTTAATATTATCAACTTTATCAATACTTCTAAATTCTCTTAATTTATTGACAGTTTTTAGTTCTCCTGCTTGGTTCTCATATTCTTCCATCCCAAATACAAGTCCTATTTTTTTGCCTTTTAATTGCTCCCAATCTTTATTCCAATCAAATTTGCAATTATTAGAATTTTCATAAGCTGTAATAAATGCTTTAAGCATTTTAACTTGATTTTCTTCTTCTCCTAAAGAAATGTATTTAATTGCTGAATTGCTCCATTTTCTATCAATTCTAGTGTCATTTTTATATTGTCCTGTAAAATATTCAGATTGCTTGTCATCTTTAGCAGTATCTACGCTAACTTTTAAAGAAGTCTTGCCACTTTGTGGGCTAGTATATTCTTCTGCTTTCATTATTATTCCTTTGTGACCACCCAATTCAATTGGAGTAAAATCAAATTCCATTACTTCTACATTATCATAATTGCTTGGTTTCTTTATCATTATTTTTCTTCCTCATCTTTCTTTTCTTCTTCTTTATTTATTTCATAATATTCACAGATAGTATCATCTACTAATTTTAAATCATTGTCAATTAATTCTTCTTCAAACATTCCCATAGGTGTTTTAACAATATCATTTCCAGCTGTTTTAGTTCTAAATTGGAACTTGCCATTTTCATTAATTGCTCTTAATACTATTGTATAGAGTCCCTCAACGCAACATTGATTTGACAACATTTTTCCAACGGTCTTAACTCCTATATTTCCAAATTCATCAATTTCTTCATGGCTCATAAGATAGACTCTTTTATCTCCGTCAAGATTTTTAATAAAATCAATCAATTTCCAATAATTTAAAGCGATATCTGTAAACTTGCCATAACCTGTTTCTTTTGCCTTTTTCATCATTTCCATAGTTAATAAATAATTACTATCATCTATAACTATAATATCTTTTGGTGTTTCTTGAATAAACTTTTTAATTAATTCATAATCACAACTTTCAAGCCCTGCTTGTCCCCCTTTAAAAGGTAATCTTTTTGCAAGCGGATTTACTAAACTATATTCTTCTTTCTTTAAATTTCTTAAACTAGCACTCTTACCACTACCAGAGTGTCCTATAATTAATACTGGAATACATTTTCCCATTTTTCTTTCCCTCCTCATTTCTAGCATTAATTCTGCTTTTTCTTTTTCATAAGGTATTTGAATAACCTCGTAATTGTCTTTATTTTCGGTTAAATATACTATTTCAGTCCTTAATACTGGAATACCTAACAACTCTTGCAATATGTATTTATAAATGCTTAATTGTATTTTATAATGCTCATAAGAATTATCTAATGTGTCTTGAAATGGTATCATCATATATTTTTTATAAACTTTTTTATCTGGATTGTTAAAATATCCGTCCATATATGAGTTAGTTTTATAATCAACTATTACAACACCTTTATCAACTATATCATAAAATAAATGGTCAATAGCCGAACTGATATCTGCCCACTCAACACCAATTAATAATTCATCTTTGATGTGTATATATCGGTCTTTATAATCATTATAATAATTCAATGAATGATGTTTTATTTTTTCAACTACTTCAAGATATTCTTTTGAGTTATCAAAAGGTCTTAAATACCATTCTTCGCCACTAAATAATGACTGAGTGTATTCGTGTATTGTTGTACCTTTTTCGCAGCTAAAATCACGTTTATAATGCCATTCTTCAATTATTTTAGATACATCGGTTTCTAAAGTACTAGCATATTCTATATCTTCATGCTCAATTAATGGATTTCTATAAATATCATTAATTTTCTTTTGATTGCTATTTGCCACCATTTCAGCAACTTTTTGTTCATCAAATTTATTAGCATAAAGTCCAATAAGTGAAGTAACACCAATTCCTACCTTTTTACCATTGCAATAATAAGTATGTGTATCTTCTTCAAAAGTATATTTATCAAACACCTTTAACTTTTTCTTAACTTCTTCAAGTGTCATCTTATTTTTTCCTTTCAGCAATAATTGACTTTAAATAAGAACTTAGCGACATATCTCTTTCTTTTGCCTCTTTTTGTAATTGCTCTTTGAGTTCACAACTAACTTTAAAGATTATTGTGTCTTTCATTTTCTACCTCCTTACAATTAAAATTGTAGCATATTTTATATACTTTTACAATACTTTTTTAATATATTATATATATTATTTTACTGGATACCTAACTACGCAATTTTCATTTTGCCTTATTACTACTTCTTTATTTTCCAAACTCTTAACATAGTCTGTTATCCATTTTTTATACTCTTCTATATTTCTTTTATCTTCATATCCTAGCATTGAACCATTAACTAAATTTGCTAGTCCTATTAAATATTTATCCTTCATTTATTATTTACTCCTCTCTATAAGGTTTATGCGAAATATTATTATAAAATTCGTTTAATAGCAATTCGCAACATTCTTTTTCATGCAATGTGTCTAAAATGCTTATAAAAAAAGCTCAATATAATTAAAAAATAGCCAGCATATAGCATTATAACTGTTAATTTTAGTCAGCTACTCATGTTTATGAGTTGCTCTGTTAACAATTTCCCAATTTTCAGGATGTTTAAATTTTTTTAATTGAATATTTGCTTGCTGTTTATCAAATTTTGTTGCGTCAAGTATATTTCGCACATAATGATGATAATTTAATGCTTTATATTTCTTTAAAAAAGCTCCATTTATTTTATGCCTTAATATATATTTTACCATTCCTTACTCCCTATAATCGTTTAAAATTCTTTTTACATCTTCATCAATAATTTGCTTTTCTAAATATCTGCTAATAAAATTAGATAATATTTTAATATCTTCAACTAAATACTTGTTTTTGTCAATCAATCTAATATTTGCTTTAACCATTTGACTATTTTCTCTTTTCATCTCTCTAAAAAAATCTTTTATTTTTTTATCATTATTTTTTAAGTTTATTGTGCTGGAACCATTTATCAGTTCTAATATTTCTTTTTCCATATTTTATATTAAAAGCTTTATTCCATTTTTTTTGATTTTAGCTTTATTCCCCTTTCTTAATAAATTATTCTTTTGTTTCACATTCTTTTAGTATCCTTGACAGTTCTCTGTCTTGACTGTCATTTCTTATGTAAAGAAATTTTGATAAAATTTTATAGGGCATTTGTCTTTTCCCATACTCGTAATTCCTATATGCTCTCAGTGATATATTTAATAAATCAGCCATTTGTTGTTGTGTATATCTATTTTCAATCCTATACTGTTTCAATTTACTAATCATAAATTACAATTCCTTTTCTATTTTACATATTAATAAAATATTGCTAAACAATATTATAAATAAAATTAATATATTCTGTCTATAATCATTTATTGTGACTATTTCCTTCATTAAATTTGGCAAATTTAGTATTATTATTAAATCAATGATAGATAGCATTAAGTATCTCACCCATTTTTTTAGTCTTATTTTTTTCATTTTTATATCCTCCTATATTCAAATTCGTATCCTAAATTATATTCTGTTATAATTCCATATTCTTCTAGTTCCTTAATTAATTTTTTAATGTCTTTATGGTATTTTTGACTCAACTTATAATGTCTTTCTTCCCACCTGTCAATCATCTCAAGGTAAAAGTCTTTTTCAGCTAAAGCATTCAATTCTTGTTTTATCTTTTCTATTTCATTCATTTTATCTCCTCCTTACAATACTATATTAACTCATTTTGAGTAACTTGTCAACAAAAAAATAAAGAAAATTGCCTGAAAATGAAAACAAAAATAGGAGTAGGCAATTTCCCTTAATCACTAGGGGTTTTCTAGTGTCAATTAAATTATAACACATTTATCGTTAAAAATCAATTTGGAGGGCAGAATGAGATTTGAACTCATGAATATTGGTGTTGCAGACCAACCTCTTAAACCGCTTGAGTATCTGCCCATAAAGAAGAAATTAATCTTCTTTATTCTACTTTCCAAGCACACCTCATTATTCTATCAGAACAATTAAATGTATCATAAATACAACCATCTATCACGCAAGTAATATGCCCAGCCATAGTACATAAATAAACTCCATAACGGTGTTCTTTAGCAAATTCTCCTATTGTTTTAGAATAATGACATTGCCTAGGGTATCTATCATCAAGATAATTTTCGATAAATTCGACATTATCCATCATTTGACCTTTTTCTCTTGCCAAACTGCTTAATTTATCATAGCAATAATCCCAAGAAGTACCCTCTGCTAAAGATATTGCTCTCGTAGTGCAGTCCGATACTTTATTTTTTAATGGATTAGCATTGTAATACTTATACATTACATTTCACTTATCTTGCGTGCAGTCTTTCTAACCTTTTCAATTTTATCTTGGCTATCTGCTTCTTGCATTATTAAATAAGTAAAATCTTCAAGGCTTTGCAACATTTTATCAAAAGATTTTTCAGTTTCTCTATCATTTCCATAAGTATCTCTACCCTCTGAATAATCTCCGTAGTGTTCGCCCATTTCTTCAATCATATCATATCCACGATAGCGGCCTCTTCCAGTTCCAGGTACTCCTCTTCTTCCGTAAGAACCATCCATATATCTACCACGACTATCTCTTGAACGACCACCACCATAATTATCATAATCTCTATACATCATATTTTCCTCCTTTTCTTTCCAATATTTTTCATTTTCAATATCTTTATGAATATCTATTAATTTGTATAAAAGTTCTACATTTGCAATTTGCAAACCATTTTCAGTTATTTGTTTTATTATTCTTTCAGTTTCAGATTTTGTTTTTATTAAAACATCTTCTTTGGTTTCTTCAATTTTGTTCTCTTCTTCCATCTAAAATACCTCCTTCCTTTAATAATTTTACTATCTGTTCATATTGCTTGTCTTGTTTATTTAAATGGCTTTCTAATTTTTCAATTTGTTTGTCATTCAATTTTAAGTTTTCAACACCAATAATAAAAGATAATATATTTATTAAATTGAATAAATACTCATTATTATTTTCAGTATTCATTATGACCTTTTGCTAATTCTAAAGTTAGCATTTTGATATAAAGGTATTTGTGTAGCAGTTGGTGTTCCGGCTGCAGTTGTACCAGTTAAAACGCTAGGCACTGATTGTACTGTTAAAGTAGCGTCCCCTCTGCAACAAATTGGTACTGTTTTAGTAAATGCTACATTTACATAATCACCAGCAGTTGCTATATCAGCAATAACAGTCGTACCAGGCAATAGAACTCCATCCATATATAAACCTAAAGCAACTTGTCCAGCAGTAGCACTTGTTACATTTGCATTAAAAGTAACATCATAGTTTCCACCATTTAAAATCTTATAAAGTGGTGAACCTTGAGAATGTTGAAGAAATCCATAACAATTAGCACATCTTGTTCTTATGCAATCCGTAGAAAATGTTAAAGGGCTAGAATTTGAAGCAAGTAAAACTGGTGTTTCTTGATAACTTTGTATCATAATATCATTCCTTTCTTATAAAATTTACACAATAAGTGGGCTTTTTTACACTCCATTGTGTATATTAATCTAATTTTTGTGATTTTTTCACAATAATTTATAAAATAATGTGTAAAATAGCAATTATTTTAAAAAAGAGATAGGGCTTTCCTATCTCTAAAAATAGTAAGCACTTGTAATCAAGTTCCTGTAATCAGGTCTTACTAAAAATTTCCACATCCACATCCACCTGTTACTTGATAATTATAGCAACAGTTAGGGTTTGGTACTATGTAACTAGGTGATGGGCAAGGTTTTAATTCACTTAATAAATAAGCATTTTGTGCTGACTGGCTGGCAGACAATCTTAATGCGTTAATTTCATTTTGTTGAGCAGTGATTTGAGCATTTTTGTCCTCAATTCTATTAGAGACTATTTCATCATGTAATGCACGATAATTTGCATTAACAGTGTCAACTATATCTCTAGTATTCATATTCATTGTATTTTGTAAATTACATGTATTAGTTGCTAGATTATAATTAACTCCTTGAATAGCACTTTGAGTTTTGCAACAACAGTCTGCTAATTGACTTGATACACCTTGTATAGCATTTCTTGTTTCGTAACCATTTGTCATAATAGCATTGTTAGTACCTGCAAATCCATTTAATATGCTTGTATTCATAGCATAGAAACCATCACAGATTCCATTTTGAATGTATCTTGATTGTGCTGTTAAATCATTGAAACCATCGCTTAATTGTCTTTGAATTGTAGCAAAATCAGAAGCTAGTACATAATTATCAGTAGCACCTGAACCATTACCACCACCAAAGGCGTTACCATTTCTGCCCCAGCCCATAAAGGCAAAGATTAAGAAAATAATAACCCACCAGCTACCATTATCTCCAAAACCATCATTATTTCCGTTTCTTCCAGATAATAGAGCAACATCAGAAGCAGTTAATCCACTTTCTCCTCTCATTTTAAAATCTCCTTTCTTATATTTAAAATACTTGGGAATTGCAAAATTATATTAAAAACCAAATATTTTATTTAAACATATCTTTGAAATTATTAAACTCTTGGTCGAAATCTTTTCCTTGACTTTTCATATAATTTCTAGCAAAATCTTCGACACCTTTTGTGTCACCTTTGTTTGCCATATCAATTAAATTTTTAAATATGGGATTGTTATTTTGAGATAACATTTTCATTGCCATATCTTTTGGATTGCCAATTCCCATCATGCCTTTTATCATGTTTAAAGGGTTCATAAATTAATCCTCCTTTTTAGCTTTTAATTTGTTTTTAATATCTTTTAACTCTTTTTTTAAATCACTTAAATCTTCTCTTAAATCATCAATTTCACTAAAATCTAGTTTTTCAAGTCTTTTATCGACATCTTCAATAGTTGCAAATTTTATGTCATCTTTTTGTGTTTTAGGTTCATAAATAGTTATTTTGCTAGTTCCATCTTGCTGTAACTGTTTTGTTACTATTGCACTACCATTAGTAAGTGGAAAGTAGCTTACAGAACCATCTAATGGTATATCAATAGCTTTTACTACTTCTAAACTATCAACTTGCTTTCCATATAGTATATTTTGCCTATTTAGAGCCATTTGTGGCGTATTTTGTTGTTGAATAGGCATTTCCATTGGTTGTGACATATTTGCTTGTTGTTGCCTGTAAAATCGGTTCATATAAGGGTTATATTGATTATACATTTATATCATTTCCTTTCAATGAAAAAGAGAAATAGCAAACCATAATCGTTTTAAGATTTATTTTAAACTATTTCTCCTTTCTGATTATATTATCTCACTTTTTATATATTTAAAATTGTCTGTTTTTTATCTAATTATTGTCATAAAAAAAAGAAGATAAATCAGATTATCTTCTTAATTTTATTCTTAATCTTTTTAATTTCTCTATTTATCGTGCTTTCACTACAATTTTCTAGCATAGCCATTTTTGTAATACTATATTCTTTTATTCTGTATTCAAATATTCTTTCTTGAAATTCATTAAGATATATTTTAGATTTTATTTCTTCAACTTCGGCTTTTGTAAAATCAAATTTAGTCATTATTTCATGAACCTTCCACATTTAGAACAACGTTTATGTGATTTTGATTTTCTATATTTAGTTCGAGTTGTTTTTACTGTTTGTTTTATCTTCCCCATTAATATCACCTTTATTTACAATATTACCATTTATAGTATCAAAATCAGTAACTTCTTGTGTAGTTGTTTCTTCAGTGGTAGTGCCTATGTCATTAAGAACATACACCAAGTATCCAATAGTAGCAAACCACATTCCTAAAATGACTAATATTATGATAAATTGCCTTTTATTTTGCTTTTTTTGGTCTTTTAAAAGTTCCATTGCAAAACTTTGTTCTTGAATTTCTTGTACTTCCTTTTTCATTTCTAACACTTCCTCTTTAAGCCCCATGTTATTCTCCTTTATTATGATATTCTTTTACATGATGTTTTAAAGCAATTTCAATTTTTTCATCTATTTCTTTATCGTAAGTATCTAATTTAGCTTCTATTTTTTCAAGTTTGCCCAGAATTGTTTTCAATTGCATATCAATTTGTCCTTGTCTATAACTAGTATCTCCACTATCCTTAGTTGATTTATCTTTTCTATTCAGTGCAAAACTACATACTGATATCACAGAGCCAAGTATTGATAGCGCTAGTGCTATTGTTAATCCCATAATAATTTCCTTATTAATAAATTTTTAATACTTGTCCTGGATAGATTTTATTAGGATTACTAATACCATTGTCTTTGGCAATTTTTTGATATGTAGTTCCATATCTAGCAGCTATTCCTGATAATGTATCTCCCTTTTTAACAGTATAAGTTATTACATTTGATGAAGAAGTAGCATTACCATTGATAGTCAAAACTTGTCCTGGATAAATTTTATTAGGGTCTGAAATACCGTTTATTTTTGCTAACTCTTGGTAAGTAGTTCCATATCTACTAGCAATACCACTTAAAGTATCACCTTTTTTTACTGTATATGTAATTGTTGTTTGAGCTGGCTTACTAGGCACTGTTGTTGGTGTTGGTTGGCTTGGTGTAACACTTGGACTGCCTCCTGCATATTTATCCCAAGCTGAACTATCACCATAGAAATAATTCATATCAATATCTCCGCTATATCCATTTACTCTTCCCCTTGAAGTATATTGCCATAAACAATAGAATGGCCATTTACCACATGAAGGTTTAACTCCTGCTTCTCCTGTATTTTTACCATAGCTTGCAATCCATAATCCATAATCTCCAGCTACAACTGAACTCCAATCATAACTATTAGCTGGGCTTGCACTCATATATACGACTGGCTTAACTCCTGTTTTAGAATAAACTCTATCACAAAAATCTTTTACCCATGCAGGATTATTTAAATTACCACTTTCCCAATCTAAAACCAACATAGCTTCTTTAATATAACCTTGTATTTGACTAACAAACCAATCAGCTTCTGCTTCTGCACTGTTTCCTAAATCTGGTCTAGCAAAGTGATATACTCCTAATTTTTTGCCACAGCTTTTAGCAGCTTGATAAAATTTATCGCAGCATGGGTCTGTATATCCGATTCCTTCTGTTGCTTTACAAATAACAAAGTCTACTCCAGTAGTTCCTACATCAATTCCGCTTTGCCATTTACTGATATCAATTCCTTTTAACATATTATTTCATCTCCTTTATAACTTTATTTCCTAATAAATATGTAGAAATTACTGCTATTACAACTGATATTGTGTTTGTAATTTTGTCAGCATTAACATTCCAAATTGGAGCAATTCCAATGATTAATGCGTTGACAATTGTAAGTATATTAAGCAAGTATTTTGATATGGTTTTTATTTTTTCTATTTTCTTCTTCATATTTTTGTCTCCTTTTTTATTATAATATCATAGTTTTCATATTTTTTCAATTTATGCAACTCTTTTCCAATAAGCCATAACAATATATGGTGGCATATTCTCGTGTGCTAAAGGTGTATGCATTGCTGGATTATTAGCAGTTAGTTTGGGACTATTGCTATTAGTTACTCCTGTTTTTAATGAGTAGTAATTAGTACCTGCAGTTGGTTCATAACCGCCAGTAATAGGATCATTGTTACCCTCGTTTGGATATATATATGTCGGAGGCAATTCTTCTTTTGACAATTTATGTTTCTTTTCTCCGCCAATTTTACCAATTTCATTGAAGTCTGTATCGTTCGCATCCAATCCTATAGGTATGCGGCCTTGCGAAATTAATTCCCAAGTATACCCAAAATAATTAGAATGGTCTAAGTCATCATAAAATAGTTCCACTTTATTTATTGGTAAAAGAGCATTTAATAATTCTCTATTTAAGTATATTCCATTTTCGATATTTTTCATATTTGTTTCATTTACGATTGTTTCACCATCTTTCCATTCTGTTTTTTGATAATCTTTAGCCATTTTTTCATTCCTCCTTTTGACTTAATTTTCTTCTGTTTTCATATAACCAATTATATCTAGTACCATTTTCCCAATCCCTGTGTTCAAGTATGGTTGCGTGGAATTTCCTGTCGATTCAGGTGAAGCAGGCCTGTCCAATGATGTGCGTAGAATAAATACATTTCTTCCAGCTAGCAAGGATTCTTTTAAATTAATTGTTTTTACTGTTGTAATATATCCTGGCATTATACTAGGTGTATATGAAGCCTGATTATTAATTGCGTTTACTATTTCTTCTCCTGATAGCGGCTCATAATGTTGTAATATTCCAGCACTAGGTGCAACATAATAATTTGTTATCTCATTATAATTACCTTTATACAATTTTAATTGTTTAGGATAACCATTCCCAACAGACTCATTGTTAGCATTGAACACTTCTTCTGAACTAATATATATTGTAATATATGCACTTGTTACTGTGAAATTAGCTGGAATAAATGCGTCAACAATGCAATCTGCATAACCGTATTGTGAATAATAATCTATTTCCTTAAAACCCACAAAAGTAAAACCACTGTCTAGTTCTCCAACTGATATAAATTGTAAATTAGTCAGTAGTCCATCGCCACCGATTACTCTACCACCATCCAATAATCGCAAATCTTGTGCTGTTATTGAACCATCCAAATTGAATTTAATCTTATCTCCTACAGTGGTAGTACCTTCCAACGCTATAGTATCACTTGCTTTAATTTTAACATTACCAGTTGATGTTGTGTTTATACTAGCTATAAGTGCGTCACCATTATCCAATATTTCTGATTTACTTTGTATTAAAATTTCATCACTTGCTACTTTTATTTCGTTTGTTACCTCTACTTGAGTAGCAAGTTGATTGGTATATTCATTTTTGTTTAGATATGTTATTGATATATTTAAATTTCTTATTTTTAGTGTACTTTCTCCATCAGGTATTTCTATGTCTATTTCACCTAAATCGTGTATAATAGGGCTTTCTAATACATATTTTGAGCCGCTATTGTCTACACCAATTTTTTCAATAAATGTGCATTTATTATAATTAATTTGTAATTCATCTTTTTTACCATTATAACTATATAAATGATTTATTGGGAGACTGTAACTTTGTTTTAGTTCATCATTTATGTACAACTCTAAAACAGGGCTATCAACTTTAAAATTACCAACTACTAAATTTTTTTTATTTTTTGTGCCAACAACTGGATAGTCGATATTTCCTGTTAATGTTATATTGTAAGGTTTGCTCAAACTTGCATTTATTATATTTACACTGCCATAACCCGTAACTGTAGTTGAAATGTCTACTACTTTTTTGTTTAAAAGTTCTATTTCTTTCTCAGCTTGGTCTACTTTAATTCCAACTTTATTAACTTTCTGCTCTGTAGTTTCTGGTAAAGTATAATCAATACTTGCATTTATTATGCTAGGAGCTTCAAACGTGATTTCATCATAGTTTGTCTCATACCTAAGTATTAGGCTATTTATTAGTTCTCCTTTTTTATTTCTAAATTGTATTTTATCACCTAAACTCAAATATGGTAAAAATGAATATTCACTTTTAAAAGAACTATAAGCAAGCCCTTTTACTTGGTTAAATATTGCATTAACCAATTGCTGACACTTCTCAGTAGAATAAGCAAATCCATAAGAATATATTTTAAGCCAATGTTCTCCATATTGTGCTATTAAATTTTCGTCTTTCATAACTGCCCCAGCAGTCTCTAAATCTTCGCTTGTTGCTACTAAAACACTTGTTATAGGCCATGTGTCTCTTTTATCATCTAATTCAACATAATCTTCTATAATTTCATTTGTCTCATTTGTAAATATAAACTCTAACTTATCATTTGAATTTATTGTTGCAAACATTCCATTAATACCACTTGCTTGTGCTACTACATCGCCATATTGTTCTCCATTTACAAACTGATTGCTATCAACTATAAATGTACCATTTGGAAGTGAAGTATTTTCTAATTCCACTCCACAATTCGTACATATTTCTTGAATTACTTGAAATAAAGTTGTATTTGAATAATCTAATGAAGTTACATAAGGATTAGCAAATTTAAGTCCATAATCATAAGCAGTTACGTTTACACTTTCAAAAGTATCACTATCTTTTACTTCTGTTACAATAAATGTGCCTATTTTAATTGCCTCTCCATCAACTTCTTTATAATATACAAATTCTTTTTTCTTGTAATTTATATCGTTTTCAGTTTCAAATTTTAACATTTTCATATTAAATGTGCCGAAAAAAGTTGAATTCTTATAAGCTGTTGCACTTAATTTACCTTTAATATCTACTTGCTTATTATCAATAATAATATATTCTCTTAATTTAACTTTGTCTTTTTTGCAATTTGATTTAAAAGTACTCGGTACATTTTTAATCATGATACATCACTACTCTTTTCTAATTTAATAGATAAATCTTCAATTCCTATATCATTATCATAAGCATATTCAGTAGAAATTGGAGGCAATGTTATTATAAAATTAGCATTCTTCATTTTATTATCTCTATAACTCCAATATTGATATTCTCCATCATTTAAATATGGTTTATACTTTTGATAAGTTACATTATCCCACAAACCAATATTTATATTAATTTCACAATCGACATAAGATGTAACAATCTTTTTTCGTTTGCCATTTGCCATTTGCTTTTTAGCAATTTCATTCTCTTGTTCATCAATTTCATAACCTTTTCGCAAAATTTTATCAAAATCAAAATATGTCCCATCAGTTTTCTTTTTTCTTAATAAAGTCATAACTAACCTCCAAATCCTGTTTGCAAATTCTTTTGTCTTGCAATTCTTTGCTGCGCCTCAAACAATGTTCCCTCTTCAACTTCTGCTTTAACTACAAAATTTCCATCAAAAGTTGCATTGCTTGATAATATTTGACTAACGCTTCCAGCAGTACCACTAAATGCCATTTTGCCAGTTTCCATATTAACTGCTCCTCGCATTTTTTTGTAAACATCATCGCCAAAATCACTTATTTGTTTATCTATTAAATCATCATCTTTTTCAAATGCCACACCAACGCCTAAAATTAAATTTTTACCGATTTCATCACGCATAACTTTTGAAGGGCTATGTATTCCAAAAAAAGATTTTATATTATCTTTAATAGAATTAACAACTTTTTTAGCAGCATTTTTTATTGCACTTCCCATACTGGTTATACCACTTAAAATTCCATTTAAAACATTTTTGCCAAGTTGCAACCAATTTGTATTTGTTATTGTATTTCTAAATCCATTAAATAATCCTATTATTATTTTAGGAACAGCCATTATTAAATTTGGAATATTATTTATTAAAGCTTTTGCTAATGCAATCATTAATTTTGGACCTACGCTTGCCAATTTTAAAAGCATTTCTGGACTTAATAATTTTGTTACTAATGCAATTATTAAATCTGGAATTATTGCAATCAAGTCAGGCAAAGCATCTAATATTCCTTCTGCTAATGCTAACAATAAATCAATACCAGCCATTATTATATCTGGTAAATGTTCTATTAATGTTGTTAGCATAGTTTTTATACATTGTACAATCGCTGGTATTAAATTGGGAATAGCTTCTGTTATACCTTTTGCTAATTCTAATAATATTGTAATTCCTGCCTGTAATATAGTTGGTAAATTTTGAGTTATAAAGTTAACCAAACTTAATATTACTTGAATTACAATAGGCATTATTTGTGGTAAATATTGTATTATGCCATTTAATAATGATTGTAATATTTGTGTCCCAGTTGTTATCAAAGTAGGCAATGCACTAACTATTGCTTGCATTAAACCATTTATAATATTTTGCCCTGCTTCCATTATTTCAGGTAAGTGTTCTAATAATATTTCTCCTAATTTTGGTATTAGTTCTCCAATACCTTCAATAGCGATTAAAATTCTGGGTAATAAATTGTCAAACATTGCTCCAGCACTTTCAACAAAATTATCAATTAACTTATCAAAGTCAGCATTATCATCAGCAATTCCTGTTACAAGATTATCCCAAGATGCTTTCATCATATTAGTTGAACCTTCAATAGTTGTTGAAGCTTCTTTAGCAGAAGTGCCCGCAATATCTAAACTCTTTTGCATTACAGAAATAGCATTAACTATATTTGCAAAAGATAAATTGCCATCTTCTACCGTTAAATTCAATTCTTCTTGTATATCAGTCATTTGTGAAGCGTCTGTTATTAAACGCTCCATTTCTTCTTTTGTACCACCATAACCAAGTTTTAAATTATCTAACCAATTTCTACCCCTAGTTTCCTAGTACTTTAACACTCATTTAAGAGTGGGTTTAGACTATATCATTAACTCAAATTTCCAATTCTTTTTATTTCCTTTTTTATAATATCTTCCATAAACAATTTGGCTTTTATCACATTTGAAATGTTTTGCAGTTTCATTTCTTGAATTAAATATAATTGTTTCACCATTTTTATTGGTAGCAATTATTTTCTTTTTTCTATTTTCAATTCTTGAAGTATAACCATATGCTAAATCATTTTCACTAGCAGTTACCCATTCAAGATTTTCTACTCTATTATCACCTTTATTACCATTTATATGGTTTACCTGTGACTTGTTTTCAATATTAGGAATAAATGCTATTGCTACTAATCTATGTATATATTGTGGAATTGTTTTTCTTCCTAATTGAACTTGTTTATAACCACTTGGCTTTATATAAGATTTTAATATTCTGCCTGTTTTATCGTTTCTTACATTCCCTAAATTGCTTATTGAATAATTATTATAATTTTCTATCTTTATAAAAGTTTCCATATATTACCTCCTGTTAAAATTATAACATATAAACGAAACTTTTGCAAGTTAGATATTGTTAATTTGAGTTAGGATGCACTTCCAATATCGTACTAATAGATATTGTACTTGGTAACGAACCAATAGTCGTTTGACCTTCCTATTTTCATAGGCTTGGCACTGGATAACCATACCTTTATGGCTTTAGGTTTCCCCAGTTAGCAAGATTATCTCAATAAGTCATTTCCTACTTATATTTTAATCTCACACCCCTAGTAAGGTTCACATCCACTGACTTAATTATTACTAATTAAGCCGACATTAAATTTATCGTATAATTTTGTTTAGCAAATCCTTGATAAGCATTTTGTATCATTTCCATAGATGTACCCATTTTATTAGCATTGTCAGACATATCAATTATTGCTCTGTTTGCATACTCTGCTGCTTTATCAGTATCTCCACCTAATGATTGTAATAGGCTTGCACTAAACGAGGTAACAGTATTCATATATTCATTTGCACTTATTTGAGCTGTTTTGTATGCTTCTGCAGCATAGCCTTGCAATTTTTGTGAACTTTCTTTAAATAAAGTGTCTACGCCACCAACTAATTGTTCATATTCTGCATAATTATTAACAGCATTTTTTAATAAAACGCTAAGTCCAGTTCCAATTGCTGTTATTGAAGCACCTACTCCAACCGCTACGCCTTTAGCAATTCCACCTATTTTATTTAAACCACTTTGGAATCCTTTTGTATCTAATTTGGTATCGTATGTTAACGAACCTGCTATCGCCATTTTTTAACCTCTCTTTCTTTTGAGAGATTATTTTAAAGCCTCGTATATTTCATTTCTTCTTATTTGGTCTTGTATTTCTTTTTCGTTTGGTGGTAATTTATAATGTTCTTTTAAATCTAATATGTCTTTATCTTTGCCATCATAAGCCCTATATCCTTTTATTTTACTAAATTCAAAATTATCAGGTATAGTAAGCCATATCGCTCTAAATTCCCACCAATGGATATAATCTTTTGTTAAATCATATCCTAGTTGTTTATAAGTCCCCCAAATGTACAAATCATCATAAGAATATCTAAAACTTTCTTTTTTTGCTTTTCCTTTTCCATTTTTAGATACCTCATCAGTTTTGCCACATTTATAAAACCAAATAAACTTATCTACTGCCTCATTGATAAGGCCTTTTTGTATGATTAAATAAAAAGCAGGGTAGAAACTTTGTAAAGCGTTATTAACTGCCTTCTTCGTATCTATTCCCTGCGTCATTTCTTCTTCAAAGTTTATAAATATACGAAAGTCTGTATTAATAATAAATCTCTCATTTTTTATTTTAATTGAACGAGGCAATTTACTATACATTCCTTTTAACATTTCTAATATCTCCTATATTTATTTCCTCTATAATTATTTCTATTATTATTTCTTCTTTGTTCTCTGTTTTGTGGTCTTGCAAACATTCCATTTGCTTTATTTGTTAAATTATTCATCTCATTTGCATACTCATTGAATATAAACTCATAAACTCTTATAAATGCTTGTAAGCCGAACTCTTTCCCTTTTTGCTCTTCGTAACTTTTTGATATTTTATTATATGCTTCTTTATCATTTAAAATTAAATTCATTAATTCTTTTAATTGTTCAAATACATTATTTTCTCTTATTTTATTAACATCTATACTTCTTAACTTATTTATATAATTCTCACTAAACTCTAATTCAAATTCATTTCCAAATATCTCTATACTATTTTCTATATCATTAATATTTAATACTCTATTATTCATAAATTATCCTCGTTTTCTTATTTCTTTTATTTAAGCATTAGGTGTAAATGTTTTTGTACTTGTATCGAAAGTACCATACACAAAGTCCCCACCTTTTAAAGAACCTGTGATTTGTTTTTGCTCTCCAGCAGCACCATTGCATTCAGTTATTGATACTGTTTGAGTTATTTTCCTTGCCTTGTAAGTGTTTTCTGTTGTTCCGCTTTCCCATAAATTTACTATATAATGGTCAATGTTTAAATCATTTCCAGTTTTTCTTTGATAAAATTTTTCATAAAAGTTTTCAAAAACTTTATCTCCTTTTACCATATCCATTGTTATTGGAAATTCATTTGAATAACCAGTTGTTTTAGTTATCTTTGATTTTTGATGGATATATTGTTTTTCTTGTTCGGTAGGATTACTGCTTTCAGTCATTTCAGTAATAACTCCACCTAATTCAATATCAGGCGCTTTACTCGTACCAACATCAAAATAATGGGCTTCATCATAAACCATAATATCTTGCATAATTAATTCTCCTTTCTGATATCAACATATAATTGTAAATAATATACGCTAATCGAACCATCTTCACTTTGCTCATAATTCAAAGCATTGGCGCAACTAACTTTTATCACTTTTTTATTATCTCCTAAAATAGGAAATTCCCTTTTAGAATTTTTTTCAGCTAGCCAATCACTTAAGCCATCAAGCCAATCATAATTAGTTAGCCTTTGTTCATCTATTTCACTCTCACTTTTTAATAAAAGCATATATTGGTATTGCCTATACCAACCTTTGTCAGTGATATATTTCATGCCTAAATTTTCAAAGCCTGTTCTTTGTAATGCTAAATTTTTAACTGTTTCACTAACACCCTCAATATGTATATCTTCAGTTTGAGCAATTTCATTAATTGGCTCATATTCTTTTAACCATTGATTTATTATATAATCTTGACTTTTATTTATCATTTATTTAACCTCCTAGAATATGCTTCAACTTGTTTTAAAATTGTATCTTTCTTATCAGCTTTCATTCTTTCAAACGGATATGTTCCTCTTTTACCAACACGTTTTTTTATACGCTTAGAATATGCTTGATATTCTGCATAAGGTACGTTTATGTGTACTTTTCCACTGCCTGGGTCGCTTGTAAGTCTTATCGACTTTGCTTGTGTACCAGTTTTATAAGAAACGTATTCTTGTAAGAACATTATTACTTTATTGTCTAAAAATACTTGTTCTTTGTTAAGATTGTTATTAAACTTATTAACATAACTTTTATTATATTCTATATAAGCCTTGCCTTTTCCACCATCAGCAACATATATTTTCCCTTGTGGAAATTCAACTTTTAAAACATCATTTGCCATTATCTAGCACCTATTTTAATATGATTTAATTCTAGTAAGTCATCTTCTTTAAAATCAAATATATCTATTGAACTAACCTCATATACATAATCTTTGCCATACTTTTCTCTTAACTCAGTAAGTGGGGCTTTTGTAATATCATCTAAAACCTTTTTAAACACTATTATATCGCCTTTTTGACATTTCCAAGTATTATTATACCCTTTTGTATCAAACACCCTTATAAGAGCATTGTCTGTGGTTTGTACGCCTGTCTTATTTCTATTCAAATAAGATGTATTTCTAACACTAGCAATTTTAGGATATCTAACATATTGAGTACCCTCTTTATGATAAATTGTTATATCTTGTAATAAATCATCCATTATAGATACCTTATCAAACTTAAAGGAAGTTCGCCTAATATACTTTTTTTATCTTTGTTTATTTGAGTTTCACTCTTTACATTAGAACCTTTGCTAATACTAACACCATCTATTGAAATACTATCCGCACCGAAACTATATTTGCCACTATTTCCACCACTATTTTTAAGAAAATCACAAAGTTCACAAGCAACATATTTTAGTTGCCATTGTTCTCTTTCAGTCAATCTTTTAATGTTAGTTTCAGTTAAATCTTTATTTACATTCTTATCAATTTCTCGGCTTGCTTTTATTATTAAAGAATTAAAGAGGTCAATAGACAAACTGCCCTTATATTCATTTGCGTAAAAATCATAATCGGCGTAATTTATCATATTAAACCTCTCCTTTTATTTTATTTTTCTTTAGTTTCAGTTTTCTTTGGTTTTACTTCTTCAACTAATTCAAATTTGTCAGGATATCCAAGTAATTTTTCAATTCTTTCTTTATCCTTGACTTCAATTATTTTATTATTGCTTAAATCTTTTATCTTAGCCATAATAACCTCCTATTATGCAGTAGTTTTAGGACTAATTTTAATTCCTCTTAGAACTCCTGCTTTGTTAGTGTTCTTTAATGCAACACCAGCAATAAGTTCTACTTCTCCATCTTTTACTGCTCCTGGTTTAGTTAAATCAGGCATATATGAATTGATTACTTTTGAACCAGTTGGACTTACTCCGTGGAAACCATCTAATCCAATTGTTACTGCATAAATATCAGTTTTTCCTTCTGCAGTTGTAGTTGCTGCAGTTTCAGGAATAATATCAACAGTATTAGTACCATTGTAATATTTGCCCATATCATACATAGGAATATCATTGTAAGTTTCAACCATTCTACCGAAATCATCTCTACTTCTACCATAATATCCTGCACGTCTTGCAGCACTTCTCATTTTTGCAAGCATTTTGTTATTCATTAATAACATACTAGGTTTTCCATCTAATGCAGATAAGAAACCATCTACTTCATCAAGTAATGCGTTATAATTAGAACCCATTAATGCGTCTGTCGATACATCAACTGCAGATGTAATTTCAGTTTCAGTACCAGTTAATAATTTATCTAGTCCATCAAATGTATTTAATACACCTGTTCCATCGCTTGCTTTATTACCGTTAATAACTAAATTATTAAAGTAATTTGAAGTTGCTTTTACTTTTTGCTCAGTTTGGAATGCTAATTCATCAACTGCTCCTGCTGTACCAATAAGTACACGGTCAATTTGGAATTTACCTCCCATTACAACTGCCTTTGTAGTTTTTTCTTCTCTTTTTGCTTCCCCTGCAGTATATTCGCTATTTATTTGTCTTACTGCTGCAGTAGAAGGTGTTTTTAATTGAATATAACCATAAGTTAATGTAGAACCACCAGTTCCTGGAGAAATTGCATTATCAAATACCATTTTGTCTAATAATAATGAACTTCTACGGAAAGTATCAACTACTTTTTGGTCTACCTTATCAGCCATACCAACTTTTGCTTCTGCTAATGTTATAGCCATTTTTTATCGCTCCTTTTTAATTACCGTATTTTTCTCTTAAAGCACTTGCTAAATCTTGTGCTTCATTTTCAGGGGCTTTATTTTGATGGTCGCCACCTAAATTGAAACCATTTTGTTGCTTGTTTTCTTGTTCAAATAAATAATCATGAGTAGTTTTAATACTCTTTAATTGTTCATCTAAACCACCAACAACATAATTGCCATCTTTTTCTTCATAAGTTAGTTTTTCACTATCTAGAAGTTTTTCAAGCAATTTAATATCTTTTGCTTTAGAGTTCGCTAATGCTTTATCTAATGCAATAGATTTTTTGAAAGTTTCCACTTCCTTACTTCCCTCGGCTTTTCCTAAATCGTATTGCTCTTGCTTGATAGCTTCGACATCGACTTCTTCTAACTCTTTTATCTTTTCGTTCAAATTATTAACGACACCATCTTTTACTTTTAAGTCGTTTTTCAGTGTGGCTACCTCAGTTTTATGGCTTTCAATTAGTTCACCATTTTTTGCCATTAAAGTATCAACAATTTCTTTTCTTTTTGTTTCATCTTCAACAACATTAAGTAATTCTTCTAAAAACTTTCTATTCATTTTCTTCCCTCCATACGATTTTATACGAGTTTTTCATCTCTTTGAATTTTAGAAAAGTTTCACTTTTACGATGTGATAATCATGGTATATTATCTACCTGAATAGAGTATACCATATTTACTAAAAAAAATCAAATACACAAAAAAAACAACCATTTAAGGTTGCTTATAGTAAATA